AATGGGGAGCCCGTCATGAAATAGTCTTAATCCCCTTTGAGCGGGGCAATCTTTTTCACGTTAGGCACGGCTACGACAAGTGGCAAAACGCCTAACAACTCCCGGCCACGGACGGCCATCCGCACACATCGCGCACGAGAAAATGCCAATTCCAGCAGAACACCTTGACGATGTTATCGTGTACGCTTTCCGCTACGCGCTCGGGAGGGTGACTCACGCGCCTGATACAATGGCCCAAGTCCTCAAGGCTGTATGGCATGACCTACCGATTGAGACTCGCTTGCGGATAAGGCAGGAGATTGCCGACGCTATCACTGATGGGAGGGCCGGTCATGACTGCGATGTGGCGTCATGGCGCGAGGTTTTAGCGCTGCCCTTGCAATAAGTCCCGCCTCCCGCCATAATCATGCAAGAAAATTCACGCAGAGGACTTGCATGCCATGACTGAGGACTTGACCCCCCTATGGAACCGAACCGATGAGCACGGCAAGAACATCTCGGAGCTGCAAGTGAGGCAGGCAGTGCATCAGGAGATGCTTGCAGGCCACTCGGCGCAGATATCGCAGATAGCACGGGATGCGGGAGAAAGGCACGGGCAGCTTGTCAGCATGGTTGGGAGCCTTGCGACTAAACAAGATGCAATCATCGCGGAGCACAATCAAAACAAGGGCGCCGACAAATTCAAGATGTGGGCGGTTCCTATCCTGCTTACCATAATCGGCATTGGCATTGCAGTTGAGTTTATCGGATGAATCTGGACAAGCTGCAAGAGTCTCTACGCATTCACGAAGGGCTGAAGCTGAAGCCTTACACGGACACAGAAGGCCATTTGACGATTGGGTTCGGGCACAACCTCGATAACGGCATTACCATCAAACAAGCATATGCCTTGTTAGCCGACGATATCGACACTGCCAAGAAAGAGCTAGACCGCTACCTGCCCGGATGGATGGGGCACGACGACGCTAGGCAGAATGTGCTGATCGAGATGGTTTTCAACATGGGCATGCCTAGATTGTCAGGGTTCAAAAAGATGCTTGCTGCGCTGGATTCCAGAGATTACGCGCAGGCCGCTAAGGAAATGGAAGATAGCAAATGGGCCAAGCAAGTGGGCGCTAGGGCGCAAACACTGGCAAAACAGATGCGCGAGGGCTGGAAATGAACTGCATCCGCTACCAGCACGGCTACAAATACCAGCTATACGAAACATACCAGTACAGACTGATCAATCCGGTTAAGGTGGATAAGCACGTCTCGACTCACTTCCTTGACCTGTCAACCGATGGGATGCTTACGATTAAGCAAGGCTATGCCAGCGACGGGCCAAGTGGTATCAGCGTAGACTCTCCCAGCTTCATGAGGGGTGCATTTATCCATGATGCACTTTACCAGTTGATGCGCGAGGGATTTATCGACAGAAGCCAGAAGGATGCCGCCGACAGGGAATTGCACGACGTTTGCATCCAAGACGGTATGCTTAGAGTTCGTGCTTGGTTGGTATACAAAGCCGTCCAACGCTTTGGCCGATCCTCAACGATAAACAATCGACAGGTGATAATCGCACCATGAAGACACTCACGCTAATGCTGGCAATTCTCACAATGACCGGCTGCACTATGGTCAGATACCAAAGCACCGAGCGCACATTGACTGTCATTGACTTACACCCTGGCGGCGAATCAATCACCCTATCAGGTGCAATACAGGACACGGCAACACTTGACGTAAACCGCGAGCAAGGCAGTAATGCAGAAATTATTGGTGCTGCGGTAGGTGCAGCAGTCGGGCTTTAGTAAACGATTACAAGCGCAGTGAGAGTCTATGACCACAATCGTATACAAGGATGGCATAATCGCTTACGACTCGCGCTCATCGCAAGGGTCGTATATAGCTGATGACGATCACGAAAAGCGCACAAGCTACGGAGGCCGGGAATACTTTCTTACCGGAGCTGTTAGCGACCATCACCACATGATTGACGCGGATCACGGTAACTTTAAGGGGGCCGCTGGATCAGTTGAAGTGGGCGCATTTATCTGGGATGGCGCGAGATTGTGGGAGGCAGGATTTGAAGACGGTAAAGAGTTCTGGAAGGCTCCACGGAGGCTTGATAGATGCTATGCGCTCGGCTCAGGGACGCATCACGCAATCACTGCTATGGATTGCGGGCTATCTGCTGTAGACGCTGTAAAGATGGCAATGAAACGAGATTCAGGAACGGGCGGGAAGATTCGAATGTTCAAGATTAAGAGGAATTTACCATGAAAGACTGCAACATATTCGCCTACACCGAAACAGAGTATAAAGATTATCCCGGCTTCATCTCGATTAATCGGAAAGGGGGGAGGATTATGGTTACTGTCCGCAGTCCCGAGAGCGGAGGCGCAAAGATGGCAGAATGTGAGCTGCCCGCTGATGCCGCACAAGACTTGACCTTTAAACTGGCCGCGCTGTTTACCGGAAATGCTTAGACCGTGATACAATGAACACCCCGCAACGAGACGCAGGCAAACCCGTCTGCACCGCCACTTTCCCTTTGGCGTTATCTCAGCGCGGTTATGGAGCCTTACTCCACCCCCTGATTAATCGTCAGGGGTATTTTTTCAAACTCTCCCGCAAGTGCTATAATCTCAACAGGACAACAACGTCTTAGGAGATAACACAATGCAGCCAACATATACCCCAGAGAAAGCCGCAAAGATCATAGAGCAACTATCTGACGGAATCCCCTTGCGCGTTATCTGTAGGCAAGAAGGCATGCCCGCATGGCGAACGGTCTATGATTGGATGGCGAAAGATGAAGAATTATCCGCGCACATCGCGCGCGCCCGCGATCTGGGTTACGATGCCATAGCCGAAGAGTGCATTGATATTGCCGATGATGTTTCGGGTGATTATCAAGAAGACGAAAAAGGCCGCATGGCCTACAACGCAGAGCACGTCCAGCGCAGCAAGCTGAGGATTGAAACGCGGCTCAAGCTGCTGGCGAAGTGGAGCAAGAAGTACAGCGAGCGCCTAGACTTAGGCAACGCCGACGACAAGCCTTTCTCAATCACTCTCGTCAAGGAATTCATCGAGAAGTGAGAATCACCACAATTAGCCAAAAAGGCTGGGAATTTGTGCTTACAATTCCCACCTTGATTGAAGTGCTAACCGGGCGGATAAGACGCGCTCCCCACTTAGCCCTGATAATTCCGGTAATTGCATGAAAATCCCCCACAACTGGAAGCCGCGCTCGTTGCAGATTCCGGCATGGAATTACTGGATCAGGGATGGCGGCAGACATATGGAACTTGTCTGGCACCGAAGATTCGGGAAGGACGATGTAGCGCTGCACGGAACTGCTGTCAAGGCTTTCGAGCGAACTGCAAACTATTGGCACATGCTCCCGCTGGCTAATCAGGCCCGCAAGGCGATATGGGATGCCGTCAACCCGAGAACCGGCATACGCAGAATCGACGAGGCGTTTCCTCAAGAGATTAGGTCAAATACTCGCGACAACGATATGCTGATTCGATTTATAAACGGGTCAACATGGCAGGTTCTTGGTAGTGACAATTTCCAGTCGGCTATCGGATCAACCCCCGCAGGCATTGTCTATTCGGAGTGGGCGCAATCAAATCCGTCTGCCCGTGGTTATCTGCGCCCGATCCTGACAGAGAACGGCGGGTGGCAGGTGTACATCACAACGCCGAGAGGAAAGAACCATGCGTACACAACATTTAAAGAGGCGGTGCGGAACCCTGATCAGTTCGGGCAGCTCCTAAATATCAACGATACGGGGATGCTGACTCAGGCCCAGCTCGATGCCGAATTGCGCGAGTACATCACGACATATGGTGAGTCAATGGGCATGGCTCTGTTTGAGCAGGAGTATCTGTGCTCCTTCGATGCCGCGATCATCGGCGCATACTACGGCGCAGAGTTCAGAGACATCGACAAGTCGGGGCGTATTACGACAGTCCCTCACGATGACAAGTGGCCTGTCCATGTTGCGATGGACATTGGCTATGACGACGATACTGCCATCTG